ACGGATTTATCCACGTTCGACCCGCAGCAGATCGCCGCCGACCTGGAGGCGGGGCTGGACCTGTCGGGGATGTTCTACCCGGAGGAGTTGAGCGCGATACTGGAGCAGGCCGTAGATGATCTGCTGGGGGCCGATGAACAGGGCGAACCAGAGCTAACCCGCGCCGATGTGCCCGACGCTGTATTCCCCACGGATAACGATTGGGGTGTGCCTCTCTTGGACGCCAATTTGCAAGCAACCATGCTTGTTGCGCCGTTCATGGCTTGGGGCGCTGGTGTCCGCAAGGCGCGCATGACGGGCACTTACCATTTTTACGTTGATGACTATCGCTATGAGGCGCTATGGTCTGACCCGTCGGACGTGCTAAACAGCCGGTGCGTGGCCGTGGTAGAACCAAACTTCTCATGCTACACCGAGATGCCGCGAGCTGTAGCGCTGTGGGCCATCTATCGTAAGCGCTGGCTGGCGCGTTTCTGGCAGTCGTTCGGCCTCCGCGTGTTTGTCGATCTGAATGTGGCTATCCCCCACAGGGACATTAACCTGCTAGGCGTTCCGCGCGGTTGGCGATCCTACGCTACCAGGGGCTACACGGAGCGCATCGACCAGACTGACGAGGAATACGAGTTAGCATGCCAACATGCAGAGACAAGCGACATTCTGTTTCTCGTCTATGGTGGAGGAAAAGAGGTGCGCACGCATTGTCTGGAGCGCGGCTGGTTATGGTTTATGGAACAGCGAGACGGAGTAAAAGCCAATGGCTAAGGGCGGTGGCGGCGCAGGAAGGGGCGGTGGCGTGGCTATCCCCGCCGGGGCGAGTGAAAGACAAGCATCATATATCCGTGACTTGTATGCTAAAAATCTCCGGCTAGATAATGACCCGGAAAACGAGCGCCGAATGATACGCCTACTCAATGGGGCATACCAACACACGGCTAGTTATAGAAACACTCGCGCGGAGCAGGGTGAAGATGCGGCTCTAAAAGATGCGCAAGGGTGGGCGCGCAAGATGCTCCCCCGACTGAAGCGTGATTCTGCCAAGCGCATGCGCTCTGAGGTGGCAAAATTGACGCCTTCCAGGGCGATTGATTATCTGAAGAACGGCGGCGCTTCTTATCAAGATATAATCAGGAGTTGGCGCCGGTGATTTGTCTTCTCCTTCCTGCTGGGCCGGGGCGCAATCGCTCAACATCATCGGGTGTAAATACCCAGGTGCCGCGGCTGACTTGCCATCCGATGTTGCGCGCTTTAGCTAGGGCTCGAACGCGACGGGCAGAAACGTCCAAGCGGGCAGCCATATCCTCGGTATTGAGCAAGGAAAGCAAGGCCGTTTCTCGGGATTCAGTAGCGATTCGTTGGGCCAAATCTGCCAGGACGCTAGAGGCCCGGACGCGGCTAACTGTCCGGGCCTCTTGTCCGCCGAGCAGATCATTGGTCGCATTTGCGACTAGGCGGGCGATGGAGTCTTCCATGCTAAAACCGCGTCTGCCCTTTGTGGGCCTCTTCCCATTCGGCTCGACGCTGTGCATCTTTCGCCTTGTTCCATTCGGCATCCCACTTATCATGCTCTGCCGCGAGGCGGGTGTACTGGTCCGCCAGATCCTTGGCCGATTCATCGCGCATATGCGCCCTGTCGATTTCGCGGGCCACCTTGAGCATTTGCTTGGTGAGCTTGCAAACCACTGTGCCGATTTCTTGTGCGTTCATTCTAGCATCTCCTTTTTGTGTGTGTTTCGTCATTCACTGTCACAAGTAATATACCATATGCGGAATGGTTTGTCAAGGGGTTTTCGGACCAATTTGGCGACATCTAGCGACGAATTTTCGGCTGTGTAGCGAGTTCGGATATTTCATGAATGGGCGACCATTACAAGGCCAGTCAATTTATAGCGGCTATCCCAGGCAGCGCGGGCATCATCTCGATTATCGCCCGTCGCGTGGGCTGCGACTGGAACACGGCGAAGAAGTACGTCACGCAGTACCCAACCGTGGCGGCGGCCTATACCGCAGAGATTGAGACGCCGCTAGACACCGCCGAGTCTGTGGTGATCCGCAACATCCAACTGGCGGCGAAGCAGCAGCAAGAGGCCGATGCGCCGGTGGATAGCACCGACGCCAAGTGGTACCTGACCATGAAGGGAAAGACCCGCGGGTATAGTACAAGGCAAGAGATCAGCGGGCCGGATGGCGCACCGGTGCCCGTAAGATACATCGAGGTTGTTCGTGACGCAAGCAATGACAAGGCATGATCTGGTAGAGATACTACCGGACGGCAAGGCGAGGCTGCACATGCACCCCGGCCAACTGCGGGCCTGGGATAGTGAGCGCCGCTTTCCGTTTGTCATTGCGGGCACACAATCCGGCAAGACAAGCTGGGGGCCGTGGTGGCTGCACCGCGAGACGCTGCGCTGCGGCGACGGCGACTATCTGGCTGTTACGGCGACCTATGACCTGTTCAAGCTGAAGCTCTTCCCCGAATTATCGCGCGTGTTTTGTCAACTGCTACGCTGGGGCAGCTACCACGCTACAGATCGGGTGATCGTCTCTACCGATGGCAAGTCGCGCATCATCCTACGCAGCGCCGACGCCGAGGGCGGCCTGGAATCGGCCACGGCCAAGGCCGCATGGCTGGACGAGTGCGGCCAAGAGAAGTTCGGCCTGGACGCCTGGGAGGCCGTACAGCGCCGCCTCTCACTGAATCAGGGGCGGGCGCTAGGGACCACCACGCCCTACAACACGGGCTGGCTCAAGACACAGGTATACGACCGCTGGGCTAAGGGCGACTCTGACTATGACGTAATCCAGTTCGCCAGCGTCGCCAATCCCGTATTCCCCGCGGGGGAGTATGAGCGCGCTGAGCGCACCTTGCCCGCGTGGAAGTTCAACATGTTCTATCGCGGGCAGTTCGTGCGGCCTGCTGGCCTCATCTTCGACATTTTCAATCCCGACGTACACGTCATCCCCGCGCGGCCCATCCCCGCCGAGTGGCCGCGCATCGTGGGCATCGACCCCATTGGCGAGCGCACGGCAGCGGTATGGCTGGCCTGGGACGCAGACCATGAACAGCTCCACGTCTACCGCGAATACTATGAGGGGTTCGGCAAGACCACGGCGGAGCACGCACAGGCCATCCTACAAGCGGGCTCCCGAGAGCGCGTGATCGGCTACGCGGGCGGCGGCCCGTCCGAGCGCCAGGCTAGGGCCGACTGGGCGGGCGCAGGGCTGGCTATGCACGAGCCAGCGATTAGTGACGTATGGGCGGGCATCGATCGCATCTATGGCCTATTCAAGTCCTACGCTCTGGTCGTCCATGATAGCTGCCCGCACCTGATCGACGAGCTAGGGCGCTATGCCCGCAAGCTGGACCGCAACGGTGAGCCCACCCAGGACATAGCCGACAAAGAGGCATATCACGCCATAGACAGCCTGCGCTATGCCTCGGTGTGGCTGACAGAGATGGCGGGCGTGAAGCGCGAGGTAGTGGACGTGACGCGCAAGATCGGAGCCTACTGATGGGCCTACGTGAACGCTTAGCGCGGCGCTGGCTGCGCCCCGAGTATGAGACGCTGACCGCCAAGGCGCAAGCGTTTGAGAGCGCCATGCGCGTCGCCCCCTGGCGCATGACGGGCCAGGACCTCTTGCGCGAGATGGACCAGCAGACGCTCGACCTCTTGCGGCGGCAGTTGCAATACCAGGTGGTCATTGGCGGCGAAGCGGGCGAACTGGACCGGCTAGCCGTCGTGGAGATGGCGCGGCACTATTACAACAACGCGGACCCACTTATCTGGCGCATGGTGTCCATCTGGACCGACTATGGCTTCGGGCAGCACATCCAGCTTTCATGCAACGACGAGAAGGCGCAAAAGGTTATTGACGCCTTCGTCGAAGCGCCGGGCAACAAGGGCGTACTCAGCGATCGGGAGCTGCACAAGCTCTCGGACGTGCTGCTCATCGACGGAGAGATATTCCTGTTGTTCTTCGTCAGTACCACCGATGGCACGGTCACTATCCGGCGCATCCCCACGGAGCAAATAACGGCCATCGAGTGCGACCCGGATGACGAGGATGTGCAGATCCTCTATCGCCGCGAATGGACCCCGAAGAGCGGCGAAAAGCAGACGCTTTACTACCGCGACTGGACGGCCAGCGAGGAAAACGTCAGGCAGGTGCTCGGCGCGCTGACAGACGCCAAGTTGGCCGAGCAGCGCAACGGCGGCGCCACGCCGCAGTACGTCATGCACATTCCATTCAACACGCTCGAAAAGCGCGGCTGGCCCATGGTGAGCCGCAGCATCCCCTGGGCGGAGGAATACCGCCGCTTCCTTGAGGCGCGCGCTGCTGTGGCTGCAAGCGTGGCTCAGTTCGTGCGCGAGGCCAAGGCCGTTGGCGGCGGCTCTCGTGCGGTGGACGCCATCAAGAACTTTTTCGCTTCATCCCTACAGTCTAGCAGCACCGACTGGGAGCGCAACTCTCCCGCTGCGCCAGGCTCTACGCTGGCAACCAACAGCGCCGTGGACATGAAACAGTACCCGCTCACCACTGGGGCGGGCGATGCGCAGATCGACGGCATGACGCTGGCCTCGCAGGCGGGGGTAGGCATGGGCATTCCGCCGCACCTCCTGGGCCGGCCTGACGCCATGCAGAACAGGGCCACGGCGAAAGAAACGCTGGGGTCGCTCATGCGCCAGTTGGAGCGCTATCAAGTGTTCTGGTCGTCGGTGTTCCGCGACATTGTAGACTTTGTGCTCACCCAGGCGGAGACTCACGGCGGGCAGCACTTCGAGGACCACGGCTGCACCGTGACCATGGACTCGCCGTTCGACGCCGACCTGGGGCAAGTAATGCAAGGCTTGGGCATCCTGGGGCAGTTGGGCGCCGTGACGCCGAAGGTGGCCGCGGAGATTGCGCTGGCTATGCCGGATTACAACGTGCAAGACCTACAGGGCACGATTGACGAGATGTTCCCTGAGAAGGAGCCGCCCGCGCCAGAGCCTACCAACGTGGCGGGCGTACCGGGGACCGCCGCGCCGGAGCAGCCGCAGGTAGAGGAGCCCGAGACGGAGGGACAGGGCATCACGCAAGCTGAAGCCGTGGCTATGCTAGAAGGCGCGGCTCGCATACTAGCAGGGGAGAACGGCTACCATGCCTAGCCTCACCCGCGCCGAGCGCGTGCAGCGGCTCATCGACTTGGGCATTGCGCCGCAGGACGCCGAACGCATCGTCACCGAGTCGGACATGATGACGTTTATCAATGGCCGCTTCGACGTGCAGCAGGTGCAGGCGGGGGCGGAGATCACGGACGCCGACATAGCCGACGCGCGCGCCGACTGGTACGCCAGCCGGGCGATACCGCGGCAGTACAAGCGGCTGCTGGACGCGAAGGTGGCAGATGCCCAAGCCTAGCAGCCTGCTAGACGGCTACCAGTACGAGCCGGGGACCGGGCGCTATCGCAACCTGGCGAGCGGGCGCTTCGTGGCCCGGACTAGGATCACTGACTTGCTAGGCGATGCGCTGAACGCCAACGAGCGCACTATGACGCGCACGGCGACAGCGTTTCACGAGGGGGCACTAGATCCGCGTGACTGGCTCAACTCGACCAAGCTGGCCCTTAAGCGCGAGTACCTACAGAACGCGGCCCTCGGCGCGGGCGGCTGGGATCGCCTGACGGCGCGCGACTATGGGCGCATCGGCGGCCATCTGAGCGCCGAGTATGGGCGACTGGCGAGCATGGCCGAGCAGATAGCTGCAGGCGAGGTAACGCTGCCGCAGGCGCTGAACCGGATCACCATGTACCAGGGCGGCGCGCGGCGGATGTACTACGAGACAGAGCGCGAGAACCTGCCTGAGCCGGGACGAGGCATGACTAGGATCGCCCGGCGAATACTCGGCCAAGCCGAGCACTGTTTCCGATGTGTGGAATACTATGACATGGGATGGCAACCAGAAGGCGTATTGCCCGTACCAGGGGCCGAGAGCCCGTGTGACGGCAACTGCCGCTGTGAGATTATATACCGCACCGTGACCGTACAAGCTGCCGATGTGCTGTTCGGCACGAAAGGATGACATAGATGGAAGACTATTCGGCAACCTCTCCGCAGGTGCTACGCGCAGCCGCGGCGCTCCCTGCTGCGGGCGCTTTGGACGCCACGCCAACTACCATGGCTGTGGCTGGCTGGACGAAGCTGACGCTCTTTTGCAGCTACACCCGCGGCGCGTTGGGTGGCTCCGTGCGCATGGTCCCTGAGTACAGCATCCCCGGCGCGGCCACCACATGGTACAGGCCGACGATCTATGACGCCGGGGCGTTCGCCGCTGGGGCCGACGTAGTGAGCAACCTGCAACGCGAGTCGTTTCTATATACCTCCACAGGCGCGGCGGCGGAGCGCTTCATCTATGACGTAGAGTTGCCGAGCAACTGCGAGCTGTTTCGCGTGGCCTGCTGTGAGGTGGGCGTTATCGGCACACCCGGCAACATGGCCATCGTTGGCGTGCTGAGCTACTAGGAGGATGTCATGCCAAGGACGTTAACTAACCAAGCCGCGCTAGGCACAAGCTACGCCGACGAGCTGGACGCCATCTATGACTTTGCCGAGGCCACGCCGACGCTGGGAGGCATTACATTCAGCCTGACGAGCGCACAAACGGACGCCCTGACGCCGCAGGTTTACTATACCGAAATCCACGTCAAGGCGCCTGCGCCTGGCAGCGCAGAGCAATGCGCGGGGCACGACTTGGCAGTATGCCAGGTGTCAACCATAGGAGCCATATAGCGATGCCATACAAGAACGCTGACAGCAAAGCCTTGCCCGAATACGTCCAGAAGCTGGGCCAGGGGGACCGAGAGCAGTGGGTCGCAGTATTCAACAGCGCGCAGGCCTCGTGTCTCAAGGATGGGCGCGACGAACAGGAATGCGAACGCGCCGCGTTTGCCCAAGCCAACGGCGTGGTGATGAAGGAATACGCGGCTGCGGCGTTGTCCGAGGCGGCCACGCTCAAGGCCAAGGCGCAGGCGCTCGTGCGCGATATGTCGGCCATCCTCTCAGACCGCGCCTTGCCTGACAGCGTGCGCAAAGAGATCGAGGACGTGCGCGTGGCCCTGCGGCGCACCTGGGCCGATCTGGAGGCAGATGGGGCAGAGCCGGAGCCAGAAGCAGCGGAAGAGGTCAACAAGACCGTGGCCGGGCAAGCCATCCCCGCGTCGGCGTTTTTGGTGGTAGAGGACCCCGACATGCCTAGCACTTGGCATCTCCAGGTGCGTGATGCGAACGGGCAGCCTGACCACCGCCTCATGGGCGCGGCCTATGCCGCCCTGACGGTAGGTTACCGCGGCAACCGCTACGAGGGGCCCGACAAAGCCAAGGCGCTGGCCGAACTAAAGCGGCTCTATGCCGCCGAGGAGATGGCTTGGCCGGGCGAGCAGGCAGAGGCATGGCGCACGGCCATCGAGCAAGTGCTGGACATTATCAATCCCATGCGTGCGGCGCTAGCCGAGGCGCTGGGGGACACGGAGACGCCAGTGGAGCAAGAAGCAGAGTTGACAGTTGAGGCGCTGGGGGAATCAGCCGAGGGCGTGGAGTTGCTATCAGAGGGGGCCGCCCCAGAGGACGGGCAGGGGCCGCTCACGCTCAAGGTGAAGTTGATCGAGCCGGGCTTTGGCAACAAGCGCGACGGGCACTACTACCCTGCTAACATCCTCAAGCGTGACGCGCACGTGTTCGAGGGCGCCAAGATGTACGAGACAGACCACCGTGACGCCGAGAAATCGACGCGCACCTGGGTCTCGACGGTGCGCAAGGTGGTAGGGTTCTCTGACACGGGCGCGCCTCTGGCCGAGGTGGTGGTGCACGATCCGGGTTTTGCGCGCCGGGTGCGCAACCTGGCGCAGAGTGAGATGCTGGGCGCGATGGCCTGCTCCATCCTAGCCTCTGGCAACGTCAAACGCGGGCGGGTGGGCGACCAGCAGGCCAAGATCGTGGAGGCCATCACGGACGCGCAAAGCGTGGACTGGGTGACTCGCGCTGGGGCCGGTGGGCAGGCGCTTGCCATAATGAGTGAGGCTCAAAGTAGCGCGGATGCACCGCGCGCGGAGCCGGATACTGTGAACGGAGGTATTGCTATGGCTGAAGAGGTCAAGCAGGAACCGGCCCCAACTGAAGAGCCGGTACAAGAGGTAGAGCAGCCAGTTGTGGAACAGGAGCCGCAGGCAGAGCCGCAACCCGAGCGGCTATCTGAGGCAGACATGGCGGCGGTTCTGGCCGAGGCGCAATGCAACGAGGCCATCAAGGAGCGACTGGCGAGAGGCGAGTATCCCGACGCCGACGCGCTCAAAGCGGCCATTGCCGAAGAGGTTGAGTACGTCAAGCGTGTCACGGGCTCTGGCAAGGTGACCGACATGGGCGAGGCGGCCAAGCCGAAAGCGCAGAAGGTCACGCTGGCCGAGGTTGAGGAGCGCGTGCGGCAGGTCAACGCCAAGTGGGGATTCGGGCCTAAGCGGCAGCCCGAGAAGGTTGAGACGAAATGACAGAAGCAATTAGCGCTGACTATGAAGTCTCTAGCGAGGGCGGGGTCCGCCACTGGGAAGTGCCCTATGCGCGGCTAGAGGACGCGACGCCGACCGTTAGCAACCCGGCGAGCGTCATCAACGGCGCTGCGGCAGGCACGGGCGTACAGGTGACGGGCACCATCCTCTCGGTCGATGCGGTCAACTCGGTCGCCGTGATCGACTTTACCGCAGGCATGGTCTACCGTCAGCCGGTGCGCAACGTGACCACCTATAACCTGGGCGGGGAATCGGCCTGGGCGGCTATCCAGCTTGGTGCGCCGATCTACTATGATCGTTCGGCCACTATGCCAGTAGGCTGCTATCTGAGCTTGGCGCCGCTTGACGTGGGCGGCACGGCCAACCCGATCTTTGGGTATGCCGTGGGCTGGAGTGATGCGGACATGGCGACGTTCCCGAAAGCCGCCGCGGGCGTAGCCAGCACAACGGACGTGGCCGTCTGCCAGCGTGGCGCCGGAGCATAACACGAGCATACAGGAGTACAGAACATGACCGAAGCTATTTCCGCAGATTATGAAGTCTCATCTGAAGGATGTGTGCGGCACTGGGAAATCCCGTATGCGCGCATGGAGGACGCTACGCCGACCGTGACCTTTCCCGCGTGTGTGGTGGATGACGTGGCCGCGCCGGGCACGGGCACGCAGCTTTGCGGCACCATCCTGAGCATCGACGCTGTCAACAGCGTCGCCACGGTCGATTTCACCTGTGGCATGGTCTACAGGCATGCGATCCGCAACGTGGCAACCTACGCGGGCAACGTCGAAAACACCTGGGCGGCCTACCAGTTCGGCGCGCCGGTCTACTATGACCGCTCGGCCACCATGCCAGCGACTAGCCACCTGAGCCTGTCGCCGCTGGACAACAACGGCGTCGCCAATCCGCTGTTTGGGTTTATCGTCGCCTGGGATGACGCCGATATGGCCGCCTATCCCAAGGGCGCCGCTGGCGTTGCTGCTACCACCGACTGCGCTGTTATGCAGCGCGGCGCCGGAGCATAAGGAAAGGACTAGAGACAATGTATAACGTAGTTCGCTGGATCGAAGACGTTGCTCTGGCTGAGGATGGGCTGACCCCTAAGCCAGAGCTTGACAAGCGCGTTACGGCCCTGCGCGAGTTGGGCCGCGATTGGCGCAACATGAACGGGTCGCAGTTCCAAGAGGCTATGACCACGGCCCACTTTGCGACCTACTTCTCTTTCGCACTGAGCAAGGCGTTCTATGACGATTACAATTATCAGGCGGGCGAGTGGATGAACTATACCACCGCCGACACCGCGCCCGACTTCCGCGACGTACAGCGCGCGCGGATGACCATGCCCGGTACGTTGCAGCTTCGCCGTGAAAAAGCCGAGCCGAAGGCGACCAACATTGCCGACACCTGGATTCACTATGGCGTGGATGAGTATGCTCGCCAGTTCGATGTGTCGTGGCAGACCATCCTCAACGACGACCTGGGCGAGATTCGCCGCACCCCGCAGCGTATGGCGCAAGCGGCCAAGCTCTGGGCGGACACCTTCGTCTCGGCGCTCTACGACAACGCCGTCACGCAAGGCACCGTGGCCGCCCTCGGCGCGCCGTGGGCTGGCACTGGGCGACTGACCCAGGCCAACCTGGCTATCGGCATCGCCAACATGATGGTGCGCACCGACGTTCTGGGTAACCCGCTCAATTTCCGGCGCATCCATCTGGTGATTCCGCCGCTCTTGGTCGTCCAGGCTCATGACATCATTGAGAACCTGTCAACCTATGGCGGGCCTGGCACCGTGAATCTGGCGCAGTACATCGCCGGGATCCATGTTGACCCGTACATCGCCTGGGCTGGCATCAACGTGCCCTGGTATCTCTTTGCCGACCCGAATGAAGTGGCTGTGGTCCCGGTGCTGCGTCTTGAGGGCTGGCCCGGGCCGATTGTGGCGCAGAAGGCCAGCGACATTCGGCTCATGCAGGGGACCGCGCCCGCCGCGTTCACCATGGGCTCCTTCGCCACGGGCGACATCGAGTACATGGTTGAGGACGTGTTAGGCGGATGGCAGGACGCCGCCTTTGTGGGCGTAGCCGACTTCCGCGGGTTCTACTACAGCTCTGGCACCACGCCGTAAGGTGGCGCCGGAGCATATCTGAAATAGGGAGAGCGAGGATACCATGACTGAAACACAGGGACTGATGAAAGTTAAGCCAGGCACGCCGGAAATGGAGAGCCTGCTACAAGCGGGCTATCCCGACATGTCGGTGAAGAAGGCGGAGCAGATTATCAAAGAGCGCAAGGAGCGCCCGGAACTCTGGCCGTATGAGATGCTGGAGCGGGCCGAGGCGTTCCTGGCCGCTTACAGAGCGACGCCTATTGCCGTCTCGACCGACGTGCCCAAGGGCCTGACCAAGAACGAATAGGAGTAACGAAACATGCCATTCCCTCTGAGATATATCGAGCAACGAGATGCTCAGTGGGGCGTCAAGGGCACGGGGGCTGAGGCCCGTATCGTCGCTGGCGAGCAGCAGGTGTTCTATGTCGAGCCTGCCCATGCCAATGCCAACGACGACAACGAGGGCACCGACCCGCTGTTCCCCCTGGCGACGCTCACCGAGATCATCACCAGAACCGCCTTCTGGCCGCAGTTGGCCGCGGGTGATGTGATCTATGTCAAGGGCACCGTGAGCGAGGCCGTGACCGTTCCGGTTACTGCGCCTATCGGCTGCTCTATCGTGGGCGTCACCAACGGAAGCTATGTCCCGCGGTGGTCTACGCCGGTAAACACGGGGACATGCCTCACCCTCAACCAACTCGCTTGGCGCGTGTCAGGGATCAAGTTCGACATCCCCGCGCATGGCCAGGCCATCACGCTGAACTGGGATGCTACGAACAACGGGTCTGAGGCGATCATCGACAACTGCTACTTCATGGGCGGCTACGCCGGGCACTATGGCATCACGGCGGTTGGCGCGCCCTACGCGGTGCATGTGCTCAACTGCGAGTTTGCCGAGATTCTGGACGGCGCGCAGACGGGCTTTGCCATCTACTTTGGGCTTACGCCTATCGCTGACCCGCTGATGTGGCGCATCGAAGGCAACCTGTTCTGGGACGTGGACAACGCCATCGGCAGCTTGAACCACGACCACGGGCTGAACACCTCGGTCATCAAGGACAACCTGTTCTATGACGGCGAGGGCATCCCGACCGTGCTCAAGCTGGACCTGCGCGGCGGATCGCTGGGCCACAACATCGTCGTGGGCAACTACTTTGCTGGCGATTATAGCAATGTGGGTGGCTACTATGATTCCGGCGCGCAGGCGTCGGAGTGGGTCGGCAACTGGACGCCGGACATCGCTGAGGCTGAGGTGGCCGACAACGGCCTCACCATCCTGCCTCCTGCGTGATAGGAGAATAGCACAATGGCAAACGCAAAAGTGACCGCCGACCCGACGTGGTACGGCGGCGCGTCTCTGGCCAACCAGACGGCCTACGGACAGGGCGCTGGCTTTGGTCAACAGATGGCTCGCAAGGTCGTCGCCTTTGACGGCAACGCGGGTAACGGCCAGATCGGCACCGTGGCCTTGTTTACCGTGACCGGCGCGGTGGCCATCAACATCACGGCCATCTGCACGGAGACCTTGGTGGGTGCGGCTACGCTGGAGTGTGGCACCCCTGGGGCAACGGCAGGCATCATCGCGCAGATTGCCAACGCAACGGCCCTGGCGACTGGCGAGATATGGTACGATGGCACACCGACGACGGTGTTGGACACGCTGGCCGCCAGTATGCTGGGCTTCGTCATCGGTGACGGCGCGGATATCCAACTGACTGTGGGTGCGGCCAACATCACGGATGGCACCATCGAGTTCACCGTGTTTTGGACGCCACTAACGGCGAACGGCAACGTGGTGGCGGTGTAACATGGCAAAGAAGAGAGCAACACCGAACGAGCAAGAGGCCGCGCGCGCGGCGGCCTCCAAGCCAGAGCCTTTGCCGTGCTGTGAGGGGCCTTGCTGCCAAGACGCCAAAGCGGCGCTCGAAGCAGCCAAGACGCTGCCGGACATCCTGGCCGTGATCTATGGCCTAGCGCCTGCCAAGCGGGCCGAACTGCACGAGGCCATCGCTGAGGCGCGCAGCCGAATCCAGGGGAGCGTGTGACATGGCCTGTAGCGGGCGGCTGGCGACGGCAGAAACTATAGCCGCGCAGACAGGATTAGATAGGTAGCGATGCTCCTGTCTGTTTGGGTAGTGAGATGGGTGATGCAAGCATGACACCGAGAGCACAAGGTAATCAGATTCGACGGGCTATCATCAGGGTTTTCAGCCCTTGTATGCCCTTGCCCATCGATATGATGCACAACCAATTTGCTTTCGATGCCACAGAGAACGCAACGCATGCCATCTCGTTTCATGACTTGCCGCTGAACGGAAGTAAGGGTTTTGCGGCGGTGGTACTCTCGTTGTTTGGAAAGGCAGTCTTCGCACATGACGCGATTGGCAGCAGCGGGTCGTTTCTTGCACAGGATGCAAATTCCTTGAGACTTGAGGGCCTCTTGTTGCTGTTTGCGTCTCTCGGACTGCGCTTGATGTGCCGCCTGAAAGTAGGATTGACATCCTTGCCCGTAGGTCTTGTTGGGCAGTCGAGGCTCCTTGCCGCAATAGTAACACAACCCTTCCATCAAACGAAGTTCCTTGCGGCGCTGGATAGCCTCAGAGGCTTTTTGAGCGCATGGCGCGCACATCTTTTTCCCGCCAACGGCTGGCTTAGCATGGCACTGAATGCAAATACCTGTTTCTTTGGCAGCCTTGAATCGGGTGCGGCTTCTCTGGCGATCCCGTTCTTTGGCTTCAGGCTCTTGTCTCTGGAGGGCGGCTTTGGTGCGGCATCGCTCACACAAGGTCTGGCCCTCAATAGAAGGGCGGCTCCCGCAATGCGAACAGATTCCAGTAGCCTTCAGGATAAGATAGCGATCGGGTTTTGGCATTTACATCCTCCTATACCAAGGGACAATACTGCAAAGTTAGGAAAATGTCAAAATGCCATGTAGCGGTAGACTAGCAACGGTAGATGAATTGCGAAGCTCGCCCTTTGCTTGCTTGGATGTCCCCACGGACCCCGCTCAGGCGGTGGCCCAGACGGCGCAGCTAGAAGAGGGGCTAAACATGGCTTCGGCAGTGATCTTTGCTGCCATGCACGCCTCTGGACAATGCGATTGCACCTTGGCCTCCTGGGCGACAGAATACCTAAAGGACTTGGCTATCAAAATGGCCGTGCTGCAAGGCTATTGCCCGTGCGTTAGGGCAAACCTAACAGACGCGGCCAAGCAGTTGTGGTTGGAATGGCTCAGCAATGAGTTAGCCAACATCCGCATGGGCAAGCTCGAATTGTGCCAGGGCGAGACGGGCAGCGAGTTCCCGGCGCTAGGCTGGGCCGAGCAGACGGTGACGATCGCCAACACGGTCAGGATCATCAACAACCGCATCAACAGGCTAGGGAGCTAGGGGCAATGGCTTGAGGCTGCCGCAAAGTCACCGTAGGTGGCATCTACATGGAGATACCGAGCAAGCCGGAGCTCATCTTCGGACAATACGGATTATCAAAGGTGCAGTATCTGGGCGCAGCGGCGGGCCGTTACAAAGGTCCGGAGACCTGCCACTGGTACGAGGTGGCGGCGGGACGGGTGTTGTACGTAGACAACCGGGACAAGCCTCCGATGCTGGCCTACAAAGACGGTCAAGGCGCGAGCCTGTTTGGAGAGCCTAGCGATGCCTAGCGCAGTAGTGATCAAGGCCATCAAGCCAAAGCGATTCAATGACAAGGCGATGCGCGAGCGGCTGCGCTACTGGGGCAACAAGGTCGGGAATGAGATGAAGAAGGACTTTGAGGCGACCACGGCAACGTGGGACCACCCCGTCAAGTTCGAGACAAAGACCAGCGGTGGTAAGGGCCTAGGGGGCCAAGTGACCGAAGTATGGACCACAGATGACATCTATCGCTACGTGGACCAAGGCACAGGCCAAGCAGCGGGGCATGGCGGCAAGTACCCCATCACGCCCAAAAAGAAGGGCGGTATGTTGGCCTTCCCGTCTATGTTCAGCCCGAAGACCAAGCCCAAAGTGATCGGCTCAAGCGCTGGCTCTAGTGGGCCGGTGGACACATTCAGGCAAGTTGTCATGCACCCCGGTATCGAGCCGCGCGAGTTCTCTAAGACTATCGAGATCAAGTGGACTCCCAAGTTCAAGCGCGAGATGGAGGCCGCCATGAAAGACGCGGCGAAGGCGTCGGGGCACAAGCTATGACGAAACGGAAAACCAAGATGATCGAAGATCAGTATGCCGACACTGAGCCGGTTGAGGCCGAGCCCGTGGTGGCCGTGACAGTGATCCATGAGCAGGGGCCCACCGCGCTGGTGCAATGGGCCGAGGGGCGCGACATGCGCCGCGCCTTTGTGCCAACAGCCGTGGTGCATGACGGCCACGTCGCGCAGGATGAGTTAGACGCAGGGATTCCGTATGGCGTGCGCTGGGAGCAGTTCATCACCGTGACGGGCACGCCCGATGACGTAGGGTACGAGTTGCGGCGGCGGAATATCTGGACCGTCCGCGACTTGGAGACTAGATACCGAGAGGCGCAGGTTGCCTTCTTGTCGGCGTTTGGCGCCGACATAGGGGCCATGCTGCAAGCAGTACGTAAACTGGAGGCATAAACCAAATGGCTACGATTCTGACGAATGATATGGGGTCTGTCTTCTTGCAGCCCGCTGGCCCCAACGGCACGCAGTTCTGGCTGGGCTGCCACGATCTAGGCGACGTATCTGAGAGCCTGGGGGATGTGACGCGGGACTTTTGCCCGGACCCCAGCGCTCGCGGCAAGTGGAAAGTCATGTCGCGCGCGCGCGGCGCGGCAGGCGAAATTACCGTGGATGTGACCTTCCCCGTTGGCAAGACCGCCGACTATCTCGAAGAGATCATCGACCGCAACTGCCCTGTCGCTCTGTATGCCAACTGGAACGAATGCGGCGCTCGTAACTGGCCGCAGTACTACGATCGCGGCTTTGTGCTAGAGGACGCCATCATGACGGCGCGCGGGTTCTCTAACGTGGCCGTCGCCGGATCGGACGGCGGCGCTCCCACCCGGAGCACGCGCACATTCAGCTTCTCTGCCGAGAAGATGGTCGAGTACTACAGCCTGGTGGCGACCGACCGCTCGCACGCGGGCGCGGCCATCGTCAAGGCTATCAAGTCCTGCTCCGTGGACAACTGCATGGGCGCTTGCGGCACGCCGACCTACGTGGGCCAAACGCTCTATTGCACCATTGCGGCCCTGGCTGGCGCCGAGGCGGCGCTGTACGTGAGCAACGACTATGGCGTGACCTGGGCGGTCGTTCCGGGCGGCGCCGCAATCCTGCCCTGGGCTGTGGCCGAGAACGCAGCGGGCCTGGCCTGCTTCCCGATCTCTCCCACCGTGACGCGCATCCTGGTAGCGCGCACCACGACCACGGCTGGCACTCCAGCGCAGGTGGCATACTCGGACGACGGCGGCACGACCTTCAGCGCGTCTGTCAATGTGGGCGCGACGAACACGGAGTTCTTTGGGGACTACCAGCAGTGCCTCTTCGCGCTCAACCGCGAGCACATCTGGGGCTGCACCCGCGTGGGCGCTGGAGCGGTGGGCAATATCTACTTCTCCGGCGACGGCGGCGCGACTTGGGCTTTGCAGTTCGCCAGTGCGGCGGAGGCCTTGGACGTGCTCAACTTCGCTGACGAGAACGTCGGCGCTTGCTTTGGGCTGACGGGTGACTGCTTTACAACCACAGACGGCGGCGCGCACTGGACGCAGCAGACGGCGACTAGCCTGCCCGCGACGCCGGTTGCAGGTTGCCTGTGCCTGGACTCCACCCGGCTGTGGGCGTCGATGGCTGCTGGCACGCTCTGGTACTCCCAGAACGGCGGCGCGACTTTCACGCAGCGCACTTTGCCCTTGCCCACTGGGGCAACGGCTATCACCGCGCTCGGCGCGATGGACTCCATCGACGACTATGTGTTCTGCGTGGTAGGCACGGTCACAGTCGGCGGCAACCCCTACGGCGCGATCTGGCGTACCTGGGACGGCGGGATGAACTGGACTTCAGTGATCACGCCCGCGACCTGTGCCCAGGGCATGATTGCTGTGGACATGGTGAGCGTGAACAACATCTTTGCCGGCGGCGGCGTGACGGCTACGGACGCGGTGATCCTACAAGCGGCCATGTCGTAACGGGATGGCCAGCATAAGGAGGTTTCTCTGATGGCTACCATCTTGACGAACGATATGGGTTCGATCTTTGTGCAGCCGGGCGGGCCGAACTCGGCCCAGTACTGGCTCGGCTGCCATGATCTTGGCGACGTATCCGAAGCGCTCGGCGACGTGACCAGGGAGTATTGCCCCGACCCGAACAGTCGGGGCAAGCTCCTGATCGCCAACCGGACGCGCGGTAGCGGCTCCGAAATCACCGTGGACATCACCTTCCCGGTGGGCAAGACAGCGGACTATCTCGAAGAGCTAGCCGACCGCCACTGCCCCGTGGGGTTATATGCCAACTGGGGCGAGTGCGGGCAGCGCAACTGGGAGAACATCTTCGACCGCGGCTTTGTGCTGGAGGACTCGGTGCTCACGGCCAAAACCGCCAGCAACGTGGCCAGCGCGCGCAGCGGCGGCGAGGCGCCCACGCGCTCGACGCGCACATTCTCATTCAGCGGCAAGCGGCTGCTGGAATACTACAACCTGCGCGACAACGACCGGGCCGTGACCGCGGCGCAGCCGATGCTGGCCATCGAGGCCTGTTCCTGGGACCAGTGCCTGGGCGCGTGCGGCCAGCCTGGGTATCTGGGGCAGGTGGTCTATGCCACGGACACCGCAACGGCTGTGACTAAGAGCGTGCTCTATGAGAGCTTGGACTTTGGCGTGACGTGGAACCCGCGCGCGGCGTTCAATGCCGACGTGCTGGTTGACGAGAATGTGGGCGTTCTGGTGTGCTTCCCCATGACGCCCACGACCACGCGCATCCTGATGGGCAAGACTGAGACGGTGGGCGGCGCGCCAGCGCGGGTGTTCTACACCGACGACGCGGGCGTGACCTATAGCGCCGTGATCAATGTCGGCGCGACCAACGGCGAGTTCTTCCCTTACGCGCAAAGCCTGTTTGCCCTGAGCAGGGATCGCATCTGGGCCTGCACCGACTCGGGCGCGGGCACGGGGAACATCTACTTCTCTAGCGATGGCGGATTGACCTGGACGCTGCAATTCTCGCAGGCGGTAGACGGGTTTACTGTCCTGCACTTTGCCGATGAGAATAACGGCGCGGCCTTTGGCGAGTTGGGGCAGTGCTGGGTCACGACAGACGGCGGCGCGCACTGGTATCAGCGCACGGCGGTCGCGGCGGCCGTCATTCGCGGCTGTCTCTGCCTGGACGCTAACCGCTTCTGGGCGGCGACCGTTGCAGGCACGCTCTGGTACACCCAAGATGGCGGCGTGACGTGGGCGCAGCGCAACGTCCCGCTCCCTGCGGGCGCGACGGCCATTTCGCTGTTCGGTTCGATGGACCTGATCGACGACTACTGCTTCAGCGTCTCGGGACTGGCGACCATCGGCGGCAACAGTTACGGCATGGTGGCCCGCACGTGGGACGGGGGCATGAACTGGGAGACATGGACGAGCGACGCCGTCAGCGCGGCCACGAGCACGGACATCGACGTGGTGAGCGTAAACAGCATCTACGTGGCGGCGTAACATGGGCGTCATACAGAGCATAAACAACGTCCGGCTGCTCGATTTTTATGGCGCAGCGCCAGGGGGCGTCGTGTTCATCGACACGTTCGACACCCCGGCGCTGCTGCCGGAATGGACCACGCTACTGGGCACGCCAGCGAACAACGCGGGCGCGCTCCAGGCGACGGCCACGGCGGATGATGCCTACAACCTGGCGCTCAACGCCGAGTGGACGGTAGACACGAGTAACTGGACGGCGGGCGGGGGCGGCGTGCTCTCGCGGGTGGACTCCAGCCTTGATCCCGGCGTAGACAGCACCACTGCCGGGGCGGCGGACAAGTGGGCGGGCAAGCTCGTCAATGGCGGGGGGCGCGCCGACGCCACGGGCGTGGCGCTCATCTCCGGCCTGTACTCGGCCTCCTGCCTGGCCTATGCGCCCAGCGCGAACGCGCAAGTGAATGCCGCGCAGCTCTCCTGGGGCGGCGCGGGAACCATCGCCGCAGAGGACGCATGGCTGACCATCACGCGGGGCGCAGTGCCTACCTCCTCGCCGTCCACCTTGCGCTTGCAGGTCGCGGGGGCCAATCCCGGCGACATCGCCTACTATGATACCCTCTCCTGGGTGATGCAGTGGGCGGGCCTGACGCACGACGCGGGCACGCCGGACGTGCAGATCACGGCGGGCATGATGACGCCGGGCGGCGTCTCCGTCTCCGGGCGGGCCATCCTCGTGCGCGTCACGGACGACCAGAACCTCTGGGCCGTGGTGCTGCAACCCAATACGGCGGGGTTGGACACGTTCATCTGTGAGCGCGTGGCGGGCGTATGGACGCAGCGCGCCAGCGCCGACGTAGACTGGACGGCGGCGGCCTCTACAGACTGGGTGCGCGTGACCACGATGGGGCCCAGCATCGCCGTGCAATACTGCAAGGCGGGCGAGACGGCCTGGTCACACGCCTGCGCCTATACGGGCATGGCCACGGGCAATAGCGCGACGCTGCACGGGTTGGGCCTGCTCGTTTCGGCCACAGACAGCTTTGCTTACTACGAAGAGGTCCCCTTGTGACGCAAGAGGAGTATAAGGTATGGGCATAATCCAGCAAGTCGGGGACGTGGGGCGCAGGGCGCTCTATGGCTCCAAGACGCGCACGGAGATGACGTTAACTGCCACGCCGACGCTATCGCCCGAGACGATCACGCTGACACGGCTGACCGTGAGCCGCGCGGGCGTCATTGTCAACTGGGGGGACGGGGGCACGACCATATTGCCCGTCGGCAGCACTGTGGCGGTCACACACAGTTATGCCGTAGCGGGCACGTACCGCATCATCGTAAGCGACGCTACGGCCATCACGCAGTTGTGGCTAGACAGCGCCAAAATCGGCGGCTTGAACACGGCGCAACTGCGGAACAGCGCGATCACTTATTTCCTCGTGACGCTTATCACAGGCAGCATTATCAAAAGCGCAGATATGACAGCCTGGACGCCGACGTCCTGGCGGCTCTTCGGCATACCCACGGGGACGTACGCCATAGACTCGGCGGATATGGCAGCCTGGACGCCGACGGCCTGGGCTCTCTACGCCATGCCTGCGGGGACGTACACCATAGACTCGGCGGATATGGCAGCCTGGACGCCGACGGCCTGGTATCTCTTCAGCATGCCCGCGGGGACGTACACCATCGATACGTTAGACATGGCAGGGTGGAACCCACAAACATGGCACTGTTACTCCATGCCCGCTGCTGGCTCCAGTTACACATTTAACGCGGGGATCATGCAGAACTGGACAAATGCCCGCGCCATTCGCGCCGATGGGCTGGCGCTAATTCAGTCGCAGGTGGACCTCATTCTGCTCAACGACATTTACCCCGGACGCATGGGCTACACCTACGCCACGCCGACGCTGAATGTAGGCGGCACGAACGCCGCGCCAAGCGGCGTGTATGCGGACGAGGACCCGCCGGTTACGGGCAAGGGCGCGGCGTTCGAGATACAGAACGACCCCGAGGCCGAGGGATTCAACAAGTGGGCCGTTACGTTTACGCCGTAAGGAGGCAGTATGTTGAGCTACTATGTCGCCCTGGGGCGGCTGATTCCCATCGAGCACACGGATAAGGACGTGACAGGCGTACCGCCCGATACATCGCTTGTCTCGGAGGCCGATTGGCTCGTGATGTGCAAAGAGGCGGGTGGAGAGGACAAGCTCATCGCGTCGCTAAAGCTGGAGGACCTGCGCCATGTTGAGCCAGAATACTAAAGACGCCCTGATCCTGAGTAAGGGCAAGGCGGTCAAGGCCACGGTGCGCCCCATGGAGGCGGGCGAGTCGCGCATCGCGCCGAAGGACTGGGACGCCATCACCGGCGTCTGCAAGGGCGAGGCGGCGCTGTTCGCCGCGCTCAAGGTAACAGACGAACGGGTCAAGGCCGCGCGCGAGTGACGGTTGTATGCGGCGGGCCAAATAGGGAGAGAGACGCCGCGCCCGCTAGGATTATCAATATCGCCTCGCCGTGTGGGGATGCGCCCTCTCCCCGCTACCCATTCGGCGCGGCGGCCACGAGCGTTGGCCCGATAGGACCACAAGCCAAAAAGGAGTAGGGAGAGATATGTCAGAAAAGGTATTTGTCACAGAGAACGGCACGAAGCTCAAGCTCAAGCCGGTGCGCGAGCCGTTGGTGCGCGCCCGAATGCGCGCCATCGAGGCGGAGTATCGCAAGGAACACCCAGAGTTGGCTGTGCCAGAGTACAAAGCGCGCACCATCGGCGGCGACGAGTACGACATCCCACTGGACGCCAACAGCCTGGAGGACCCCAGCGATGCCACGCAGACGCGCATCAACAAGGCGCGTTGGGCCAAGCACGAGGCGGCACTCAAAGAGTGGCAGAGCATCCAGACAGAGCAGGAGTACCTGACCTGGCTCATGCTAGGCGTCGAGTGCGACCTGCCCGACGGCTGGGAATCGGAGATCGAGGCGCTGGGGATCAACCTGCCAGAGGACCCGCTACAGCGCAAGGCGCTATGGCTCCACTACATGGCCCTGAGCGTAGCGGACCTGCAACTGCTCCGCACGGAGCTACAGATCATCAGCGTGGGGAGCGTCATCACCGACGATCAGGTGGAGTCCTTTCGCAGCGGCGCTAGACGTACACTGGAGAGGGAAGCAAGGACCCGATTTGCTGACGCTCTCGAAGCACTTGAGAGCGGCGAGCAGCTGGTGGGTGGGGCCGAGGCTGAACGAGCTGATGACGGCGCGAGCGTGGCACCGGATACCGAGCGAATGGGATAGCCTGTCCAAAGACGACAAGGCCGAGATGATGGCCTTGGAATGGGCGGAGTCGATCATGCGCCAGGTGGACGGCCTGAGCAAAGAGGAGCTGGCAGCCATGAAGTTCGAGCAGGGCGGAGACAGCGACAGTGGCAGTTGAAAAGATCGGGCTAGAAGCCGCGCTAGAGATGGCGGGCTGGTCTAAAAGCGTCGATCAGTACAACAAGGACGTTGAGGGCATGAGCGGCAAGACCGAAAAGTCTGCCGGGATCATGCAAAAAGCGCTTGGCACGGCGATGGGCTATATCTCCGGGCAGGCCGTGCTAGGCGCTGTAAAGAACGTCGTCAACGGCATCCGCGACATGGCGCAAGAGGCCGCGACCGTCCCCGCCATCACTCAGCAATTCGAGCGCATGGGTGGCAGTATAGAGGAGATGCGCAAGGGCTCGGCGGGGCTCATAGCCGACACGGACTTGATGAAGTCATTCAACCAGGCGGCGTCTCTGGTCAGCGCCGATTTTGCGCAACAACTCCCCAAGGCCATGAGCCTGTTGGGCCGCGCCGCGGCGGCCAGCGGCCAAGATGTGAACTACATGCTCAGCTCCCTGGTCACGGGCGTTGGCCGCGTAAGCCCGATGATCCTGGACAACCTGGGCATCCAGGTCTCGCTAACAGAGGCCACCGAAGCCTACGCCGCCAAGCTAGGCAAGAGCACGAAAGAACTCAGCAAGCAAGAGCAACAGGCCGCCGTGATGGAAGTCGTGATGAGCAAGCTCGAAGGCGCCTATGGGGGGATGCAGGACGTATCTGAGAGCGCCCAGGCGCAGATGGCCGCTTTTGGCGTCCAGATGAAGAACTTCCGCACACAGATCGGCGTGGCCGTGCTGCCCATCATGACCTCATTTATGGGCGGGCTGTCAAAACTAGCAAACACCATCCTGCCGAAAGTTACGGGTGCAATCAAAACGCTAGAACGCCCAATATCGCTGATTAGCGAAGCCATCGAGTCAGCTTTTGGTATGATAGGGGCGTTGCTTAAAGGAGATGTTGAGAACGCGCTAGAATACCTATGGGAAGTAATCAACAATATTGGCGCGGCATTCGGGATGAGCCGGAAGACTATTGCAACCATTACAGACGTTGTGCACGCATTTACCAGAGTTCTATCGGTTCTCTTCGGTGGGGATTATCTCACCGGGTATAAGATTGTTGCGGACTTCCTTGCCTCCCTGGGGCTTGGCGCTAGGCCAGTCAATGCCGTCATGAATGCGCTGCTCAATCTGCGTGACGCCGTGCAATCCGTCTTCGACTGGTTCTCCCGCATCCCCGCCGCGTTCGAGACGCTCAAAGGGGCCATGTCTTTTCTCATCACTGGCGAGTACGAGGGCGGGCTGAAGACGTTCATGGATGGACTATACAACCTGGGCGTCAGCGCCGCGGGACTGGGGCCAGCAGTGACGTTCTTGCAAAAACTGCGCGACGCTATAGGTGGGGTCATCTCGACCCTTGTGGCAGGATTCCAAGGGTGGGAAAATTCTACTATCAGTTTCGTGAAAACCCTCGATAAACTTACGAGTATTGGCATTCCGCCAGACCTTGCCACGGCGATTCTCAATATCGCCATGTCCATCGGTGAATTTGCTAAGGATGTTTATAACGCCTACGCACTTCTATCTAAAGGAGATATCGCAGGATGGTTCAAGGGGATGCTGCAAGCCTGGGCTGGACTTGGAGCGGGAATCTTGGATGCCCTGAAGAGCATCGACTGGGCTGGCATCTGGAAAAAGGTCGGAGCGGCGCTAGTTGCGGCGGCAGGCACAATCAAGGATTTCGCCAGCAAAGCCTGGGCGAAACTCAAGAAGTGGTTTGAGGATACCGTCACGGAGATCAAGAACAAGGTGCAGTCAGTCGATTGGCAGAGCGTATGGGCCAAGGTGCGTGACTGGCTGGCTGACAAGGCAGCCGCTATCAAAGACTTTGCTGGCAAAGCCTGGGCAAAACTCAAGAAGTGGTTTGAGGATACCGTTACTGAGATCAAGAACAAGGTTACGTCCATCGACTGGCGCACTATCTGGGAGCGGGTGCGCGATTGGCTTGCAGATAGGGCCGCCGACATCAAGGACTTTGCCACCAAGGCCTGGGCGAAACTCAAGAAGTGGTTCGATGACACCGTTACTGAGATCAAGAACAAGGTGCAGTCGGTGGACTGGCGAAGCGCATGGGAGAAGATACGCGATGTGCTATCTGAGGCCGCTGGCAGGGTAGGCGACGCCGCGCAGAAGATAGCCAACGCCATATTCAAGTGGTTTACGGACTCTATCGATAAGCTTAAGCAAAAGGTGGACCAATGGGCTATCAACCTGGGATTTGTGCCCGATGCGACGGCGGAGGCGCTGAAAGACGCGGCAAAGGCTGACAAGATCGAGAAGATTGCTATTGCTATCCGTGACTGGATTCTCGCAGCAACTAAGTGGCTTGAGGAGCATCTGGCGCCGCTGATTGAGAGTTTTTCCAAGGTGCTCATTGCCATGGCTCAGAAGATGCAAGGCGAGCTAGGCAAGCCACAGTCTGAAGCATCCAAAGCTATGGGCGCCGCGTTTGACGCTATCCTGCGGGCCGCGTTTACGCTGCTAACCAGTCCCATTCTCTGGCAGGCATTCTGGGATGTGATTGTCGCATCGATTGCCCTCAACGAAACGATCAAGACGCGCATACAAGATAAGATCAAAGAAGTAGGCATGTCCATCGTCGAGGGCATTGTCTTGGGCATCGAGGCCAAGGCGGGCGAGGTAGCCACGGCGATAGAAGATTGGATCATGGAGAATGTCGTTACTGTGGTCAAAAAGGCGCTGCATATGGCGTCGCCGTCCAAAGTGATGATTCAGCTTGGCGAGGAGGTCGGCGAAGGCTTTATTCTCGGCATTGAGGCGTCCAGCGATGATGTGCTAAAAGCCGTGGTGAACATGGCCGACAAGGTGGTGTCGCTCGTACAGGGCATGGTCGAAGCCTTTGAGGGCATGGCGAAAGCGCCAGTCACTACGCACCTGGCCGCATGGGGGCAGGCCATTTCGGACGCGCTGACAGTCGTAATGAACGCGCTGGTTGCGCTATATGACTATGCGGGCGGCCCCCAGGCCAACAAGATCGACCTGGCGCGGCGCTTGGCTGTCACCTTCGACAACGTGGTGGGCTTTGTGCAGGACGCGGCAGATGCGCTGGCCAGCCTGAATACTGTGGACGTGCTGGCTGTTACGAAGGAAAAGGTTCAGGGCTTCATGGACGCCGTGACCATCATCCTAGAGGCCATCAAGGAGGCCACAGGCATCTGGAGTGCGGGGCTAACAGGAACCAAGGGAGAAAAGACTATCGATGAGACGTTCGCCCCAGCGCGCAAGTTTGTGGAGCAGATCGCTGCCATGTTGAGCGTGGTAGAGTTAGCCGTTACGTCCATCAACCACATGGCGACGCTAAACCTAGCCAAAGACATCAAGGCCAAGGCGCGTGACTTTGCGACGGGGCTAAACACTCTGCTAGTCGAGATATTCAAGGCCACGGATATATGGACGCACAAGACCCCAGATGAAATGGGCGCAGCGGCATCATTTGCCCAATCAGCGCAGCAGATGCTCTCCGTGGTCACAGTGGCCGTCGAGGCGATCACGTCTCTATTCGACTTTGCCCCCGCGCGCGACCTGCCCGAAAAAGCCAAGATATTCGCGGCGGGGCTCAATTATGTGTTGGTTGAGATTTACAAGGCATCGCTCATCTGGAAAGACACGGGGCTAGAAGCGGCGGCCTTGTTTGCGGCAAATGCTGAGCAAGTCATCGCCATTATTAGCTCGGCCATCGAAGCCATCTCACAACTGGGCACGTTTACGGCTGTGACTGATATGCGCGCCAAGGCGCGCGCCTTCGCCGCCAATATCGTAGCCCTGATGGACGAGCTAGACAAGGCGCTCATTGCGTTAGTGCTCCCCAGCCGCGGCGCTCCGACTGTGCCGCTAACGGCAGAGGAGATTTCGGAGCGCTTCGCCGCACTGGGCGCCTTTGGTGAAGCGGTTGAGGGGGGCATCGGGTTCATCCAATCCGCCATCAGCGCCATTAGCAGTATATCGGGATTCAAGGCAATCGGGGGGCTAGGGGAAAAAGTGCGCACCTTCATGGAACAGGTCATCTCTCTCATGGCGAACCTGGAGGACGCCCTGCTCACGACGCTCATGGAGCCTAGCGGGAAAGTCCCCGATGTTGCCTATACACCAGAGAAGATCATCGAACGATTCGGGAAGTTGATAGCGTTCTCTGATGCAGTGCAAACGGGGATTGGATTCATCCAACCAGCGCTGGATGCTATCGCTTCACTGACAGATTATGTCGTGGTAGAAGGGCTGGGCAAAACCGTCCACGCTTTTGCTTCTCAGGTTGTCTCGCTCATGTCCAACCTAGAGGATGCGATGATCGAGATCATGGAACCCAGCGGCATGGCCCCGACCACTCCATTCACGCCAGAAAAGATCACTGAGCGGTTCTCCAGACTGGCTGCTTTCGCAAGCGCGGTACAGGCGGGGATAGGGTTCATCGCTCCCGCCATCGAGGCTATCGCAAAACTCGCCACATTCACTCCCATCGCAAGCCTGGGGAAGAAGGCGCACGGTTTTGCTGAGCAGGTCATCTCTCTCATGGCGAACCTGGAGGACGCCCTGCTCACGACGCTCATGGAGCCTAGCGGGAAAGTCCCCGATGTTGCCTATACACCAGAGAAGATCATCGAACGATTCGGGAAGTTGATAG